ATTCGTTGAGCGTATCGTTGAGATCGCCGAACCTGTCAAGACCAAGCTCTTGCCCTTCGGTGAGCACCAGGAACGCTTCTTCAGACGTTGTGCCGAATTCATCCTGCACGCGTTGCGCGCTGCGTGCCGCCTCTGTGAGATCCTGATCATAGGCATCGGCAAGGAACAGCGCATCCGCCGTCGCCTCGTCAAGTGATCCGCCGAAGGCCTTTTCGAGCGTTGCAACGCGCCCTTGTGCTGAGATCGCTGCCGCACCGATGCCCGCAATGGCGCCCGCAGCAATGGTCGCACTTGCCGCGATGCCTGTCGCCGCCGCGCCCATTCCAGCTGACAACGCGCCGCTGATGCGGTTGCCGCTGCGCTCCGCACGGTTGGCAACATCACGCGTACCGCGATCAAACTCGGACGCGTCCAGAGAGAGCAGGACATTTAGTTGTTCTAACACATCAGCCATTATGCAGCCTGTGTCCTATCTTCGCCGCCCAACGCCTGTACCCACATCCGTAAAATAGCGGCCTGCTCTTCAGGCGTCTGCGGTTGCGGCGCTGGCCTGTCGAATTCAGGCATAAATTCCTTCGGTGTGTACGGCTTGCGACGTTTTTTCTTGTCGCGGTTTGTTTCGGCGATCACCGCCGCGATCATTCCAGAGCGCAGATCGGCGCGCTCTTCACCCCAGGGATCGAGATCGTAATATAGTTGCCACAACACCCACGCCTCTGCACTCATTTCCTCGAGCAACGCGTATGGATTGACGATGTAGCGCCCGCCCGCCTGCAACGCTAGTCGGTAGAGGAGCCGTCGCTGAGGCTCCCGGATTTTTTTGCTAGCTCTTCCTGGCGCGCCTTATCGACGCCGCTGAACTCCAGGATTTCAGGCAGCAGCGTTGCCATGACCGCTGCTGTTCCTGGTAGGCTGTAGAGCAAGTCAACGTCCTTATCGGAGTAGAGCCGCTCGCCATCGTCGCCGATCATGACGCGTGCCAGTACCTGCACGCCCGCCCGCGCCACATCGCCGTTCTCTTTCGCCTTCAGGAATACTTGTAGATCCGCCGCTGACATCGGCACAATGCGAACATCCCCGCCCCATTCAGGGACAGGGATATCGCGGTACCGCTGCTCTCGTGTCTCAATTTGCTCGCGTGTGAGCAGCATGGCTCCTCCTATAGTAGCGTTGGTTTGCCCGACGGCTTGAGCGTGATGTTTGCCACGGCCCGACCATCGATCGGCGTCTCAACACTGAAACTCATTACAAACGCCGTCACCGTAAATGTTGCAATCACACTGTCGTTGCTCTTGACCTCAACCATCCAGTCACGATTGCAGCCTGCAATCCAGTCGTTATAGAGCATCCGGTGTGATGTTTCGGTCGGTTGCCAGTTCACTACCATCTCAATATCATCGGTGGTTTTTAATCCACTGATAAACGTGGTAAACCCATCAGGCGTATCGTGGTGGGTTGTCTCGATTTCGGCGGTCGAGCCGCCGGGCGGGTTGATCTGATTGATATATGTGACGCGCTCCCATTGCGGGTTATTGGCGTCACCATCAGAGCGCCATAACGTCGTGCCGTATGCCCAGATAGCATCGCCGGTTGTTGGGCAGTTTGCCATGATGCCCTCCTCTAGCCCTGGTTCGGGCGGAATACTGCCGCCTTCGCCGTTGCGGTGCCGCTTTCTTCAACTGTCAGGTACACGAGCGAGCCGCCGTCAGGTACCCACCCTTCGAGTACCTCAAGTTCAAAGATGCAGAAGTCCATGCCATTGACCTCTTTCACCTTGTCGGCCTGCACGCCATATGGGTTGTTGGTGCCCTCAACGGTTGCGCTGATGGTATCGCCGGTAGACGCAGCATCGTTCCAGACGATCAACACGTCGCCTTTTTTGGCGCTGAAACTGTTCGCGCTGGCCCCGGTGTCCAGGTCAACCCACGCGCCTGTGGCCGCGCCATTTGCCGACGCCAGCGACGGGTACGTCCCTACGCCCTCCACTACGGTAATCGTTGCCATACTATTAGCCCTCCTTGTGAGCTTCTACATAGAATGAATGATCAATTCTGAATGGATCGTCGATATCGATGCGGCTGTCGAATGCAACCGGCTCCGCTGTGGCAAATCCTGCCGCTCGCAGCACATCGCACAGGCGCGGCACATCCCAGACGTAACGATGCGGGTCACGCGCCACGTTAAAAATGACAGCGTTGATGTAATCAATCGGCTGCGGCTCCTCTACGCCGGGAATGGCAGAGCAGACGAACTGCGTGAAGCCTGCCCAGTCCGATACGTCCCCACGCACATAATCAGCGAGGAGGCGCGGCACATCTGGCAGCACGAGCCGCACGACGCCACCAGGCAACAGCGCCCTGTGGCACTCGTCAATCAGTTTCAACGCGACGGCATAGTCGAGATGCTCAAGGACGTGCGATGCATAGATGTAGTCAACGCTGTTGTTAAAAAACGGTAATCCCTGTCGGATGTCGTGCGCCTTGACGCCTGCACGCGGCGCGCTGTCAATGTTAATCCATCCATCACGCACGTCGCTCCCGCATCCCAAGTTGACCATCACATGGCGCGGCGCGCCGTGAGACAGGCGATTGAAGTAGCACAAAACTTCGTCTATGAAGCGGAAGTCTTCCGGATGTTGCTCGTACAATTCCTGGATGAAAATGCCGTCGTGCACCGGGAGTTCGCACCACCGCATATCGCCGATCAGATCGCGGCGGAGCACGAATTGCGCTGTATCGATGCTGCCGATGCGAACGTTCTCTGGCGACGCCTGCAACAGACGCCGCGCATCTGCACGCTCCTGCGAAAACACAAACGCCCGCGCCTCTGGCTGCGCTGCGATTTCCTCCTCTAGCCGCCGAAAAAACGATGGGTGTACACTGTTGTCATCGTCCAGTATCCAGACCCACCCATCACGGATGCTGGAGAGTGCCGCGTCAACGTTGCGCGCCATATCGGCGCGCCCATTACCCGGATGTGTGGCGCCGTGCGGATGAATGATGTAATGCCGGATATCCAGGTTGTGGCCCTCGGCAGCGTTTACACTCTCGAATATGCCCGGCAGATACCCCGGCCTGCTCAGTGCGGTGATAATGGTTAATGTTGGGTACTCGCTCATGCCTCAATCCTGTGCATTTTCTCCTCGTTGATGTCCGGCCACAGTGTGACAAACGCGCCGCCCTGCATATCGATATGCCCACAGACGATACTGGTATCGCACACCTGCTTAACGCCTGCCATCTGGCAGTCAAAAGCGAAATACGTATCTTGCGAGCTATGCGCACCTTCGCCGATGCGATGCTCTACACGGTAGCGGATGCGTTCCAGGACGCGGCGACGAATGAGCGTGAAGCCGTTGCCCTGGCCCTCGCATTCGATAACGCTCCCCCACGCGGCCCGCGCCCGCTCTGGGAAAAATGACAATGACTGTCCTGTGAACGTCACGTTATCCATTGCCGGGAACGCATTCCAGCGGAAGAACGGCGGCTGCCGGAAACAGTAGAGCGCATAGCCAACATCGGCGTCGTGCTCGTCCAGCGTTGCAAGCATCCGGGTGAGCACGTCTTTCTCGAATACGATATCCTGCTCAACCGTCAGTAGGTAGTCATAGTTACCACGTAAGCAGAGATCGCGAGCTTGATTGTATTTCCAGGCGATGCGCGTTTTGGCATCGGCTATATGCTCGTCACCACCTCGCAGCATCACAATGTCAGACTGGTATGCCCGGCTGTGCTGAAGTTGAAACAGACTGTCCAGGGTGCGGCGATGAATGCCGGTATGGATGGGGACGGCGATCAGGACATTAGACATAGCGGCACACCACCTCTACCCCGGCGTGCTGCCAGTTCAGTTCGAACTGCCCCCGAATGACGGCGCGTAGGGCAATCGTTGACGCTGGCACATCATCCGCCCTCGTCATATCAATATATGCTGTCTCGCCCGCGCTCGTTGTCTGGTACACGAGCGGCGGCTCGTATGCGTACCAGGTATCACCGTCTGGGGTGTGCTCAATCTCCACTGAGACGTGCCCACCGTTCGCATTCCGCCCGACACTGATAACCCATTTGAGCGCATCATACACCGCGTCAACCGGGCCGACGACACGTCCGCTTGTGCCGTTCATCAGTGCGAATGGCTTCTGGCGTGCCACAATGCCGAGCCGCTCTAGTTGTGCTGTCGATACTGCGATCATCCCCGCCCTATGATGTAATCCTGCCTGGATACGTAATAGTCCACATCCGGCTCGAAACTCGCTACCTGATTGCGAAGAAACACGCGCCCCACTTTGACGCCGCCCATATCGCCAGAGAACCCCGACAACTTTTCGCGTATCTTGTCAAGCAACCCATCGGCATCGATGCGGCGCACACCAAACGCGCTAATCTGAATGCGCACATCATCGGTACAGGTATCGCCGTCGTGCGTGTAAGACGGCGCGGTACTGATGCGCTGATAGATGGCAGCAGGCAGATTGGGCTGCTGCGGCAGCCTGTCTGGATAGAGCCGCAGATCCGTGATGCTGCTCTTCAGGTATGTCCACAATCCTTGCTCAATCGATAGCGTCATTTATCGCATCCCGTAGCGCGTCCTGGATTTCCAGGTAGGCATTTTCGCGTTCCTGATCAAACGCCGGGCGTAGGTACGGCTGCGCTGGCTGGCTGTAGAGCCGTCCAAGTTTGTCACGCCCGTTAAAGCCGAACTCGATGCGCCGCGCATAGGCCAGGTTCGTACCAATGGCTGCGCTGGCATTCGTGGCGCTGCTCTCGCTAATCTGCACGGTGATGGAGCGCCGAAGCGTGCCAGTCTTGACAGGCGCCCTGACTTGCGCCTCGTTTTTGATGAGTTGCCCGCCCGTGAGCACCGCCGCCTCTAACTTCGCCTGTCGCGTCGCTTCAGACATGTCTAGCAGCTTGCGCTTGAGTTCGGGCAATCCCTCAATTGTCACAGTGCGCTTCGCCATAAATTACTCACTATGCTACTTCCGACGAACCCACATAGCAATCAAAACTAAGAACATCAACACAATCGACATCCAGTGCCGCTGAAACATTTGCATTTCGGTTGCCTCTGGATTGCGTATCCAGTCTGCCAGGATGATGAGTGCAACCACATTCAGCAGCACAACTTGTATGATGATTGCGGTTTTCTGTGTCATCACGTTACAATCTATTCGCCTTGTACTTGTGCCTGGCTAATGTATTGCTTGTCGCATGCCACTGCTCCAACCCCACCGTCACTCAACACAAAACCCTTCCAGTACCCAGGGGCAAACGACGCGACAACGATACTGGTTCCTGTATCCGGTAGGTGCCCACGAAGCAACAACGCACCCGTTTCGGTTACATCAATCTTGTCTGCCCAGAAATGGAAATTTGTTAGTCCGGTTTCGTCTATAGCAATAATTTGCCAATAATACGAACCATAGTCAGATGCTTTGTTTGCCATCACGTCACCACTTTCAGTGTACCGCTATCGTTCCAGAAGGCGCCGCTGGGCAGACCGCTTGCCGACGTGGGTAGGTTAGGGTTGATGGTGAGCCGATCGGTATAGGCGGTGCGTGGATAGCCGT